CCTTCAGTGTGGTATTTAGCAGCGTAAGTGTAACTACAACTTAATTCTGCAAGATTAGATTTTAAAGCCCTCAAACATTGATCGTATTCTTCTTTATTTTGACAAATAGGAGCATCTACAAATGTAATATTTCCGTTATCTGAATTAATTATTTTAGACCCGTTTACTAACTGTGTATATTGTTCTTGTGTAATTGTCTCAACATCATATGTCCATTCGTTAGCTACAGATTCCCCATCTGCTAAAGCTAAACCAAACGAACCTTCACTTTTATTTTGGTCTTTAATAAATAATAATTTTGCCATATTAATCTCCTAAATTTTCATAAATTAAAATAGCACCGCCTCCAGCAGGTCGGTTTGGATTATTAGTCGAACCTGAACCCGAACCACCTCTTCCAGAACCAGCTCCCGGAGATTGTCCTTGGCCAGTTAGCCAAACATGGTTTATATTAGTTGCTGGCATTGTTAAATTTGAATCTGTGTAAATTGAAGTTGCTCCTGGTGCGTTTCCTGGATTACCAGTTTCTCCACCGTTTCCAGCATTTGCAACAAAGTTACCGAATACTGATGGGTTTCCTGAATTTCCTGTAGTTGGTCCTGTTGGGCCTCCACCACTTCCTACTGAAATTGGAACTGTAAAAGGTTGTGTAATTGTAGTGCTCCATAATCCTGCACCACCAGTTCCTGCAGTAGCTTGAGAAGAAGGTCTGTTAAAATTACCAACCATTCCTCCTCCACCAATTAATACAACATTAATTTTTGTTGTAGCTGGATTAGCTGTAAATGTTGAACTTAAACCTGCATCCGTATTAGAATCAGTTAAACTTGTGTGTGTTAAAATCATTGAAGGAGCTCCAGCTGAACCAGATGAAGCAGCAGTTAATCTTCCTTGTGCATCAACTGTAAGATTAGCTGTTGTGTAAGATCCAGCAGTTACTGCAGTGTTAGCAAGTTTGTCTGCAGTTACAGCATCGTCTGCAATAGCAGCAGTTCCTACCGCACCATCAGCGATAGCTGCCGAACCAACCGCGTCATCCGCAATCGCAGCCGCAACAACGGCATCGTCCGCAATTTTGGCTGAGGTCACAGCATCGTCCGCAATTTTGGCAGTGGTTACTGCACTATCAGCAATTTGTGCAGCAGCAACTGTGCCTCCTAAAGTGTCTAATGAAATTTCGTTTAAATTTGTTCCATCAGAATATGCAGCATAAATTTTTGCAGCATCTAATGTAAAACCAGTTCCTGATGCAGTTTTAATTGTTAAATTTTCTGGATTAGTTAATCCAGTTGCATCAAAAATATAAAATTTTTCTATACTATCTGGTATAGTACAAATTGTACTAGCAGCTATTGTAGCTGTTGCAAATTTAATTACCATATTTCTAGCATTAGAAATAGTTTTATCAGTCATAGCAAGAGCTAAAGTCCCACCACTTGAAAGTGTTACTTGCTCAAAACCAGCAATGGCTTGTTGAATTAAATTTAAATTGTTGTTTGTATTATCACCCCAAGTACCAGCGTTTTCGCCAGTAACCATAAGCTCTAATTTTAAATCTGTTGAATAACTAGATGTCATAAAAAAATTCTCCTTAAATAATTATAATTATACTTAAACTATGCTGCTAAATCAACCTCTACCCATGTATTAGTTACACCAGGATTAATTTCTTGCCAAGATGTTATAATTGGATTACCTAATGAAGCAGTCATTTGTATACCAGTTACACTGATATTAGCCACACCAGTCACTGTGACTGAACCTATTGACCCTGCTAATTGTTGGCCAGATACTCCAATAATTTGACCTGGTATTTCAGCATGTTGTCCTAAAGATAGTGTAGCTTGTTGTCCTGTGACTGGTTCATTTGTAGACTGTTGTAAAGCAATAGTACCAATTGACATAGTTGCTTGAATTCCAGAAACATCAACTGGTGTTTTAAGACCAGCAATCGTTGTGCCTATTGAACCAGTTAATTGACCTGCACTTGATACAGTTACACTTGCATCTGCATCAAAAGTCGATGTACCAATAGTAAAATCAAGTTGATCCTCTGCTGCAAAAACAGTTATGTCTTGATCAATCTTTAAAGAAAAACTACCAAATGTTGAAGTTAATTGTTGTCCAGTTACACTAGCTGTAAAATCTGCTGATGCTGTTGCTGTTCCAATAGAGGATGTTATTGTTTGACCTGTAGCTGCTACTGAAAAAGCTTCACCCCAAGCTAAATTACCCCAAGCTCTTCTACCCCAACCAATTCCTGTTAATTGTGATTCATCAACTGTAGCTGCTCCAATGCTTGAACTCATTGAAATACCAGTTTGTGGAACTCCTATTCCAACAACTGTGCTTCCAACAGCCATAGATTCTAAACTACCAGTAACTGATACTAAAGCAGAAGTACCACCAACAGTAGTTCCTTGTGATGATGTTAATTGTATGCCAGTAACGTTTACATCTGCATTTGCAGAAGTTGTTATAGAGCCTTGAGCTGTAGTTATTGAAAGTCCTGATCCACCCCAATCATTAGAACTCCAAGTGGATTGACCCCAATATTCGGAGCCTGGCGACTGAACTGGAACTGTAATGTCAGCCACTAGGCTCCTCCTTTAAATTAAGCTAATCTCAAAATAGCAGCAGATGTTGTAAATGCTGGGAACTGAATTGTAAAAGTTCCAGACGTTGCAGTTTTATCTCCACCAAAATCTAATACAGCTACAGCATCAGTAGTATTTGAACCACCGTTTGTAGTCGTATTGTAAATAAGTGCTCCTCTAGCAGTTAGAGTTACACCTACGAATGATAAATCAGCAAAATCAGTGATAGCTACTGATGATGAAACTTTAACACCTTGGTTTACTAAAGCTTTACCTCCAGCAGTATAACCTGATGGTGATGAAACTTCATTTGGTGTTGTGTAGTTTGTAGTAGACTTACCTAATGTAGCTGAATTTGTGTACATCGCTAATTTGTATGTATCTGTTGATGCATCAAAATCGTGACTTCCTTGTAGTAATTCTTTTTTAAAAGAATCACAGATTGCATTTGTTGTTATTGCCATAATTATTCTCCTTTAAATTTATGGACTAGGAGAATCGACTTTGACTCTTGGTACTCCGTCTTGATATTCTCCTCGTCTTCTTCTACCCATTTGTTGTAGGGCAAAATTTTGTGTTTCTTCATTATACTTCGAATTATAGAGGTTGTATAGATTGTCAGGCCCCTTTAGAAATCTAAAAGCCTCTGTTAATACTCCATGTAATAACATTGATTCTTGGTTTGTAGAAAGAAAAGTATTCGTTGTACTAGTAAATTCTGGTGGAGATTTTATATAATTTAATTGAACTGTATCTGCAGTTGCTGGGGTAGGAGCAACTAAAATCACTGGCCCTTGTTGGACATTATCTTCCCAATTTGCCCAATATTTAGGAGTTCCTGTCACTGTATCATTTGGTGAAAATTCTGAAATAAAACTTGTGTCTCTTTTTTCTAAAAAAGTTCTGTTATCACTGCTATCTATAACTTGAACAGATCTTACAATAATCGCATCAGAAGGCAAAATTACATATCTATTTCCAGCTGTAAAATTGGATGTAGCATATTTTCTTAAATCATCGTAATCAACCTTACCAGCTATATCTAATTCTACTGATTTAATAAAATCTTGAATAATTGCATCAGTTAAAACATTACTGTCTACTTCTGTATAGTTTCTTACTTGGGTTAAAAAATTTGCATAAGTTATCGCCATTATGTAATACTTACCTCCACAGAACCTAATGATGATATAAGTTCTCTTCTTCTATTTTGTAATGAAGGGTCTTCTGGAATCATACTATGAATAGTTGTTGTAATTCCATTTGAAGTTACTTGAAAGTCTTGAGTTCTAAATGCAAAATCTCCCGGTAAAGTAAGATTAGCAACCCCTACAAATATCCCACCTGAATCTGCAATTGTATCATCGTTTGGGGCTTGTGGATTTATAGTTGATATATCTGTTGGTTGTTGAAACTTCATAGTTCTTGGATTTTGTAAAGCAACAGCATCAGCTTTGTGATAAGGTGGATCAATCTGAGGATGCTTTGGTTCAAACTCCGATATATGTACTAATGCACCAGTCCACTCTTTTACCATTTCTCTATAAGGAAATGCTTGTCCTGATCTATCAGATATAGCTAATGATCTTTTTCCACTTGCATAACTCATTATACACCATCTCCAAAATAAGTTTGAGGAGAAATATAAACTGAAGTTCTTGAACCATCTTCATTCAATGCTCTTAATAATTCATCCTCATAAAGTTGTTTTAATAATTGAATTCTATCTGGAGATTTTTTTTGTGATAAATAATATGCAAGGCCTGAACACATGCATGGTAAAAATCTAAAAGGCACATCTGGATTATTTGTGTAAGATCCAGCATCTTCAATTCTATCAATCGAATAATATTTTAATGTTGTATAAGTAGATGCATTTGGAGCAAGATATAAACTTATTGTTGGTTGTGTCTGTCTATCCACAAAATATTGTGAGGGTTGTCCAGTTGTTAATTTATTTGGTAAAGCAGAGTAAGCTGATCTATCAATTTTTGTTAAAGCAACATCTTGTGTACTTGCCGTTCCTGAGCCAGTTATATTTTGTACTGGTACACCTGCTGCATGAGCCACGGCTAACGAACCTCTAGCTCCTCTAGTTGCTCCAGTTAATGTGTTTGTAGATTTACCTGTGTAAGTAATAAATTCTAGTCCTATTTGAATTGTGCCACTTGATGCAAATCCAGTACCATCTGTAAGTACAACGCTTGTTGCAACATTAGTTAGAGCAGTATTTAAAGTTCCATTTACTGCACCACTTGAAGAAATGTAAGCTTCTAAAACATCATTAACTTGAGTAGGCACTGAGTATGTTGCTACTCCCGCTGTAAATTGAATTTGATTTAATTTAACTTTCCAGAGATGAACACCTCTGTTGCCCCATTCAGAAAATAAAAGATTTAAACTTCGTCTAGCACTTCTAATGTCATAACCACTATTTGTTCGAATACCACATCTCTCGTATGCTTCTTCAATAATATCATCAATCTGTAGATCGAATGCTGTAGTTCCTGACGTTGCCATAATTCATTACATTATATCTTTATAATAATCTAAACTTTTTCCCGGTGGTAATTGTTCATCTTGTAAACCCATACCTGATGTTCTAGCTGCACCATAACCTTGAGTTGATTTAGCTTCCATACCCATGTTTGCATACATCATTTTGCCTTTTTTGGCTTTGTTTTTCATCATCTTAAAATCTTCACCAGATATTTTACCATCTTTATTTTTGTCTAATTTTTTTTGATTGCCTTTTAACATTTCTCCCCCAACTTTCATACTATCAATTTTCATTAAGAGACTATTTTTTTTAGCTTCAAATACACTTTCACTATCTTTTGTAGTAGGTATTAATTTTTTAATTTTTTCTGCTTCACTCTCACTTATTTGAGATCCAGCAATTTTTGCTAAAGTTTTTGCTCTTAATTTTTTTATTTTTTCCGACATAAATTCTCCTTAAATTTCTATCATACCACCATAATACTTCTTGGTAAAGGTACTTACATTTGTTGGTTTACCACCCACTCCTTGGGCTTTACTTCTTTTCCTCGCAACGGCACTCCTCTTTTGGGAGTCTGTCATCCTTGATGCTTTTGCAGCAGGGACGCATTTTGGATATTTTCGTTTTTGATCTGATGCTAGTTTTGAACGACCACAAGGTGCGTATGAACCATCTTTTCGTTTGCTCCCAATATCTACCCATTTTTGATCAAACCATTTTTTAAGACTCATTAGAATACGCCTTTAAAACCTTTGCCTCTAATAGCTGCTCCACCACCTCTTGCTTCTCCACCTACATTAAAACTTTTAGAAAATGAAAACATTACATTTTTAGATTTACCAGTTTTAGAACCTGTCATAGATAATGAAGAATCTTTGCCTTCTTTAGTAAAGGTAGCTCCAATTGTACTATTAATATTTTCTTTAGTTTTTTTACTGAAAGGTTTTTCAAGACTTAAAGTTAAACTTTTATCTTTTTTCTTTATTCCTAACTCTCCCTTTGGCACAGTAACATATTCATCATCAAATGCTCCAAATGCACCAGTGATATCTATACCTTTTTTCTTTCCCATTAAAAGACTCCTTTAAATTTTGTTCCTTTAATTGCTGCTCCAGTTCCTCTTACTTCACCGCCACACATAAAATTTTTAGTCCCTTCTGGTCTAATATAAGTTTTTGGAAATTCTTTTGCAGGATCAAAGATTTCTCCATCTACTATAAATGGGTCTCCTACATATGAAATATTTTTATCACCCATAGCCATATCTCTAGCTTTAGGCATTTTCTTTTTAGTTTTATTTTTACTCATCAATCATTCCTTTGTAATAATTATTTAAACTTTTGTTTGATACATTATGACCAGCTAAATTACCTTTTATGTAGCTTCCATCATATGGTTGTAGTTTTTGTGCGAATTGTCCATCAGAAGCTTTTACAACAGATTGTAATGTTTTAGCTTGAGCAGCATGTGTTTTTGATGCTTTCTGTAAACCACTTATTACTTTCTTAACCTTGGCTTCACCACCAGAAACTTTACCAGCTGGTTTAGGTCCCTTAAAATCTTTTCTTTTGACACCAGAAGGGTCTTTAATTTTACCAGCACATATCTTACTAGCATAAGCATTAGCATATGCTGATGGATATACTCGAAATTTTCTTTTAGCGGCTGCTTTGCCTCTAGCACATAGTTTTGTCATAGTGTTTAAGCCTTTTTCTGTTGTACAACTTTTTAGATTGTATCACTTTAGGTTTATAGTTTCTAGACCTTAGTTTTTTTGCTATTGGATTTTTTATAAAGGTCATCATAGTACGAGCTAAGTCCTTTAACATTGGGAGCCTTTACTTTAAATTGTTTTCTAGTTTTTTTACCCCAGTTTCTTCCTAGTCCTGGTTCAAGTAAACTTGGTATTTGTCCTCTTGTAATTGCCATTATATTAAATCAATAGCCTTTCCTGTTATTGGTTTATATTTAGTTTTTTTGGTGTCAGGATCTCTATAAGCTCTCATATATTGAGCTCTTGGTTGAAACTCTACATAACTTGCATGAATCCATCCAGAATTAGGTTCGCCAGGAGTGTAGAACTCGAGGATCAATTGATCTGTCTCACAATTCATTTTTACCCAATCAGCTACCTCAGCATTGTCCACGCCTACCACCTCGAAGTCTGCGGCTTCAGCTTTGGAGTGTTGCGAATTTAAACTCGATCCTATAGCAACACATAATTCAGGAGAACGAAAGCCTGAGGTTATTTTTACTCTACCAAATTGATCACGTACTGGTTGTAGTATTTTCTCACAAAGTCTTTTAAGTTTATCTATTTGATCTGCATTAGGTTCATTATCTATGCCCTTCCTAATAGCAGTATCTGATTTAGTTAATTCTTGAAGGGAAAAATTTCGTGTTAAATTCATATATTTTATCCTTTTTGTTTATAATACACTCTGGTCAATTAGATTTCTACATCTGTATTAAAAGATATAACTATTTTCGATTTATCTGTAGTATTTTTAGGACTATTGTGTCGATAAAAAGATGGAAAAGTTATTATATTGCCCTCTTCAATATTTATATCTATTTTATTATCATTTAAATCATGAATATTTGTTATTAAATTATTATTTGGTAATTCAATATATAAAACATTACTAAAATTACATTTAGGATGCGTATGAGTCATATGAAAATCGTTTTTAGCATAAACTTGAAACCAAATACTTGTACATAAAATTTTATTAAATTTATATTTACTTCCAAAACTTTTTGCAAAATCTTGAAATATATGTGTCATAAAATATTCTTCATATTCTCTTTTCATAGTTTTTGTTATCTGCCAATCAGTATGTGAAATAGATTCAAAATTATTTTGCACATATGTTTGTGGTATTTTAAAAATTAAATGAATTAAATTTTCTTTATGTTTTAAAAAATTTGGTATTTTATAAATATTTATATTTTGAGACACTATTCTAATATTAGCTTTTTTATTGATAAACTTCCATCAATATTTGACTCTAATTCTGCCATAGATTTTATGCACTGGTATTTTATGTGTGATTTAGATTCACGCTTAGCAACTCTTTTTCCTTTCAAACATTCAGACATTGAAGTCTGGATACGAGCTTCCTTAATCTCTCCGTGTACAATCATAAGTAACGCTACTACCAACTCAGTCATTAATAAGACTTTCCATTTTCTCGCACTTTGTCCTTTAACCCTTCAATATCTTCCAATGCTTTATCTAATTGTTCTCTTAAAAATTCTATATTTACTTTATTAGTCATATTCATTTCTTGAGTCTCTTCCATCTTTTCAACAGTCTGATATAAATCTTCAATTAAAAAATGTTGCTCCTGATCCGTTGGGACCTGCTCACTTTTTTTGAGCAAATCATTTTCAAACAGCTCACGTGATGTCTCCAGTGAAACTAACCTAGCCGTCAGCTCGGTGTATGCGAACACGCCAGCTGCAACGAGCAGAATTAAACTAGCAACTGTCTTCATTGGCATCTGCACAGCAGCCTCTTCAGATATTTTTAAAGGTTTACTCATCTTTTGGTTTAGGTAGTTTATAGTCTTTTGGTGGTACTTTCAATGTACTCTTCTTTGATTTTATAAACTTATCTCCCATTAAATTAACCTCTGGGTTCTCTTTTTTATACTCATCTTTCAAATCATCCCAAAGACTTTGTGAATCAGAGGGTCTAGTGTTATCTCTTGAAGGAGTTACACCCCTACATTTAGATACCAGTAAATCAAAATTAGAATTGTTTGCAAGACTTGGATTACTATTAACCCTACCACACATCTTCATTAATTCTAATTGTTGTTTGATTGCTACGTTTTCTTTTGAAGTCTCACAATCTGTGCCTAAATATTTTCTGTATGTAAAAATTATACCTTGTTGTTCATTGGTACTACCATCACTATAGTTATAATCAGTATCCCGTCTTTCTGTTCTTACTTCTAATTCTCCACATCTACTATTACCATCGTTAAGATATTCGTTTCTAGGATACGCAGGTTCTACAAAAAATGTTAATATTGTAAGAGCTAAAATAATTAATCCTGCAAAATAATATTTCATCTTGAGAACCTCCATACATTACCTATTTAAATCTTTAATATCATAATCATGTTCTCTGACTTGATCTGCTAGTTGTCTGTATAAATTTTCTGCCATCTGCCATGTAGACTCTGCAGAAGTTAGTCTTGTATTTTGATCTACAATTTTATCTTCAGCAACTTTTAAATCTCTTTTAAGATCTACGATTTCTTGCTGATTAGTGTTAATAGTATCTGTAAGATTAACAATGTAACGAACACCAGTAAATGTTCCAACTAATATAGATGCAACAACTGGTACCAATACAAAATTCTTTTTTAATAAGTCTGCTAAATTCATTTATTTACTTTTTCTTTTTTTATTTGTAAATAAATTATCCACTTTCTGTATAAGTTTGTCTAGAGAACCTAAAATTTTATAAATTAATCTATCAATCATTTTGACGCAATTTTACCTTTGTTTAAGCCTTGTTTAATAACATATTTTTGAGTTCCATTTGCACCATGATTAACTTCTTTTTTTAAATTTATAAAAAGTTTCATTTCTTGTTGCTTTTTTTTATTTTCTTCAGAAAATTTATTAATTAATTTTGTATCTCTCATTTTTTACCATCATTTTCAAAAGACATATCATTTGCATATTCTTGATATGATTCATATGTTCTTTTTTTATCTTTTACTTTTTCCATTTGATAGAACATCTTATCAGAATCCTCTGTGACCATGCTAGGGTGTTCCGCATCCCAATAAGTAGTTTGGACTTTATAGTCAGGCCAATCGTTATCAGTAGTGTAGCTAGTACAATGCCACAAAATACGGTTATTAGGCTGAGCTGCAAAATTACCGTTATCAAGCTCCAATATATGTGCACACTTATGTTCTTGAGGAATTTCAGAATGCTCAACATCCAAGATATTAGTATCTGGATGAGCCCAGTCAATCGTAAATAAGTATCTTCCATGATAAAACTTTTTATCTAAACCTAAAAACTTACCTTTTAAACCATCCAACCAATCAAAACAAGTAATACTAGGCCAGTAACTAAAACAATTCCACAATTCCAATTCGTGTATTTGCATATCGGGCACTTTGGCTCTATCAAACTGTTTTTGGAAAAATGCTGAGATAGGCAGTCTCCAAAAACACGCACCATTTGGAAGCATGATGTTAAATAGGATAGCCCTTCCTGAAATACTGCTAATACTAAAGATAACGCATTCACTAAACTCTCCTTTATTTTCATCCATGTCATAAAGATATTCCTTTCTTATTTTACAATATATAGGTGGTATATTAGCATTTAGATAAGACATAGTCTAACATTTCCATCTACGTCTCGCTTGTCTAATTCTTGAATTAGGGTCTTTAGCAGCTTTAGGGAATTTTTTCATTTGTCCTAAACTTCTAGCACAAAAACTTTTTCTACGCTTGGCATCTTTTGACCCAGGCTTTACTTTACCAGTAACTGCAGTTTTTAATTTTGATCCAGGATTATCTCTTCTATATTTTGCAACACCAGCTTTGGTCATGCCTGCACCAGATTTTGTTGCTCTAAAATATTTTTTTGTTTTTGGTGGTTGAACGTCACCACCTCTTTTCAATTCCAGAATATCTGAATAATATTCTAAATCCATTTTAGGTAAATGTTATTGTTACACCAGCAGTATTAGCTATAGTTGCATGAATACCATCTTCAAATAAAATTCCATTACCAGGTAAATACATATCTAATCCTTCAGTATCAAATAAGTAAGTTGCAATAATAGTTCCAGTTGCTCCACCAGATCTAAATATAATAGATCCATTCGTAGCACCTTTTCCTTGAATAGAAGTTAATCTTGCTCTTTGATTTTGTGCAACCATTTGAGCTGTAGCTGTTGCGTGTGCTACCGACTGGTCTGATGAAAAACTTGAACCACCCATTATTCGTTACTTGTTGTTAGGTTAGGTCCAGAATATTTATCAGTTAATAATGTGTAAGCTGCAACATTAGTTTTTGTTTTACAAAAAATACCTTTTGGAAATAAAATCCCATCATCAGGAAAAGAAAAATTAACTAAATCTCCAGTAGGTACGTCTGCAATAAATAAGGTTGTTCCAGCATTTGAAGTTGTAGTCAATTCCAAAACACCAGCTCCACCCCCATCACTAGCAACAATAATTCCTTTAAGTCTTATTGGTTGCGAAATAATTGCAGCAGCTCCTGCAGCAGCAGTTGATCGAGTAGCTTGTATATCTCCTCTAAACATAAATTCTCCTAGTTTGCGGCTCTCCGAAGAGAGCCACTAATTATTTATTATTGATCGTCAAAAGGTGTTGCAAGTGTACCTGTTGCATTAGTCAAACCTTGTACAAAATACAAGTTTGCTGCAACTGCAGTAAACTTAAGATAAGTTCCTTTTAAACCACCTGTTGTAGCAACAGATGCTCCAGCTTCTCCATTCAAATTAATTTCATTGTTAGTAGCCGCAGGAACCCATTGTTTACCTGCTGTAGAAGCAGTAATACCCGCAGTAATCATACCAATAAATTTATCATCAGTGTTTGCTGTTTGAATTGTACCAGTGAAATCATCTGTAAAAAGAATTTCAAAAGTAGTTCCAATAGTACATGGATTGTTTGGATCACTTCCAGGTCCTGCAATTGCTGAATCAGCAGTAGCATTAATCGCTGGTATTGTGATTGCAGTTGGTGTTCCAGCTGGATCCATAAGCATTAGTCTTCCAGCATTAGCAGCTACTGTCATATTAGTTGCTAAAGTGTTTGCGACTACTGCATTTGGTCCTAAATTAATAAAACCATTTTTTGATCTGACTGGTCCGTCAAATGTAGTTTGTGCCATAATATTCTCCTTTGTATAGCATTAAATTTTGTAGTCTCTATACCGTCTGCCTAGCCAGTCTACAAAATAATTATTATTCTAGGTATTTTGATTGTATATTAGAAGATATATACTGTAAAGACTAAGAGGTTTCTATTTCATGCATATTAAAACTTAAACCAAATTTCGATGTTTTGTCAGTATTTTTTTTACAACCATGTAAAAGAAAACCATTAAATAATGCAAATGCACCTTTTTCAGCTTTAACAGATTCTTTAATTTCTGGAAATTGTAATTCTTGATTACATTCGTTTAAATATATTACACCTGACCACAACCCTCTGTAGTGAGTATGATAGGTTGTTTCTTGATTAGGTTTAAGTTCATATCCCCAAGAGTTGAATAAATAATATTTTGGAAATGAGTGATAAAAATCTACATGGTTTACAAATTGTTGAACAATTTCATTAAATTTTTTATCATTATTAAAAAAACAATAGGGTGTCATCGGCCCTTTTACATTTGTTTTAAAATTTAAATTTTCATTAGATTCACAAGATTTTTTAATCTTATCTATGAAATAATCACTATCTATTTCAATCTTGCCTTTTGTAAAAAAATAAGGTTGTAAGTATTTTTGAAAAACATACTTATTAATTATCATGCTTTCATTTAACACAAAAAAAAGGGCGATGCAAATGCACCGCCCCTTAAATTTAATACAGTTAAGTATTTAAGCTATTAAGTTGGTAAGTTACCGTTACCAAAAATACATCTTGGATCTGAGAATCCAAAAGAATATCTTTCTCTAGCTTTAAATCTTACGTTTCCAGTATCGAAGTCACCTTCAATCGCAGTTTTGATTGGCGATCTAACAAAGTGTTTTAACCCGTTAGGTATGTCAGTCAATAAGAAGAATGAGTCAGTATCAGTTAAGAAGTTATTCACTGAATAACCTTCTGGTACCATTCCCATGCTTACAATTGCATTGATATCATTATCTGCAGTCGAAGTTCTTTGAGGTGATTTCATCAATCTCTCAGCAGTAAATTGTAATTCTTTTGGAATTATCATTTTTCTACCTTGAGCAGCGATTCTTAATCCTCTTTCATCTACGAATCCAGCGATATCGATTAACGATTGCTCTAATGAAGTTTCGTTAAGGTCTGCAGCTACTTGTGCATTATTTAATACATTAGCAGCTTTAACTTGCTTCGTGTTTGACATAGATCTTGCAAGAGCTCTTGTGTATCTTGCAGCTAATCTGTCATACAGGTTGTCTTCAATTGCTTCTTCAGTAATAGCAAATGCTAAAGCGATTGTTTCGTGATTGTATCTTGCTGTGAAAGTTTCACCTGCTTGATCAAACACTACTCCAGCACCTTCTTGTTTAGTTGGTGCAGAAGCGAAACCACTTAACATTACTTCTTCTTCGAAAGCTCTGTCTGAAGTTTCAGTTACGAAAATCTCCGCATGTTGATTCTCATATCTGTTATATTCCAGGCCGAATAGTGCATTCAAACCTGGCTCTAGTTCTTTAACTAGTTGTGCTCGTGATATAGCCATAATTTAATACTCCTATTATAGTCCTGTTCCACCTTGACGGTAGAAATGATTGTTGATTCTAACAAGAACGTTAGCATTTGAAGTCGTTTGATCATCATTCTCTGGATCTTGCGATATATCAATTGCTTGAACTGCAAATGTACCAGCAGTTCCCTGCGTAGATACATCTAATTGCATTTCAGATATTCCTGTTTTTGTACTTCCGTTAGCAACGCTTAACGAATAGTTTCCAAATAGATTTGCCTGTGCAAAAACCGCATCTGCATTAACCAAAAATACCGCATCTGGATCATCAACAACAAAAGCAGTAATCTGCCCTTGAGTTGGTGTAATTCCACCTGGGTAGTAATTTGAGTAAGTCGGTTTTTGAGTAGTTGGATCATTATAAAAACATCCGTTAAACACACCCACAACAGCATAAGAAGTATTACCAACAGATCTAACAACAGTACCATCAGTTAATGGTCTTACTAAATCTCCTTGGTAAATTGCAGTAGCATAGCCATTTGCAATCTTATATCTGTTTTGAGCTCCTACTAATGGTGTACCGTCTAGTTTTCTGTAAGGTCTTAGACCAAACTTTTCTAGTTGATTTGCCATAGTTATTTTCTCCTTTAACAGTTTATTTTAATAACCCAGCAGCAATTACAAAAAAATTATTTTTTGCGACTACCACCAAAGGTCACTCTTGACTGTCTATCAATATTGATAGGCATGTCTGGGTGCTGTTCCTTCATAAGATCATTGTCTACCGCGTTTATTCTCTCTTGAGTAATTCTATTGAAATACTCAGCACGTGAGACTAAAATCTCTTCTGGTATCCTTGCCAGCACAAGGCCTCCAATTCCTATACACCCCTCGTATTTACCTTCAGAGTAGAAAGGGTATTTATTTTCGCCAATCTCACTTATAATTTGATCAGCTCTTACAAATTCCCAACCTTCCCTTAATTTTTTCGATACATTAGCTGTATCTTCAAAACCTTGAACGTTAGTACGTATCCATCTGTGGGCGTACCCGTTCGGTGCAGGTGGTGCATCCAAACTGGATGGTGGAGTCCAGGCTTTTGGTGCTTCTTTCGAAGCTTTCTTTTCTGACTCCCGTGAAGTTCTCTTAATTGTACTCATACTATTTATCCTCCTTCACGTATCTAGCATATTCCTCTAGTGGCACATTTAATCTTTTAGCAATTGCTACCTGTGATTTTGTGAGTCTCACAGTTCTGCGTCCTTGTTGACTACGACCAGCCGAAGCAACTGTTTGAACGGGTTTAGGTGCTTCTTTTTTTGGCTCATCTTTAGTATTATCAAAACTATCTGGAAAATATTTCCTTAGTCTTGAATTAACTTCATTATAGTACTCATCACTATCTACTTCAATACCCTCTTGAGAAATATTGTTGTGTATCGTGATTGCAGCATTAGTCATTACTTCATCAGAACCAAACCAATCATTGTCCTCGGCCCACTTCTTGGCTTTTGGAGTAATTTGTGGCATAGAGTCTGATGTTCCGCTGTTTGAGGTATCAGCTTGTACGTTTTGTTGTTGTTTAT